ACAGGAGACTTCCAATGGCAGTCGGTACAACCCTCAAATCGGCGCAGATCACGAATTTCGACGCTTCGCCGATTGTTTTGAATACGAGCGGCGTCAGCGGCCCGTATACCCGCACGTGGTATGACAGCTACGTGACGACCGGCAGCGACAACGATGCCGGCACGAAGTACGTCATGATCCGCGTCAAATCCAACGTGAAGGTCAAGAAGATCGAGCTCGAAAGCGCGGCGCAGGGAGCCACGTTCACGGTCAACATCGGCCTCTACTACGCGGACGACGTGCGCTATCTTGCCCCCGGCAATTCGCTTCTCGCCGGAACAGTGATCGATGCCGACTTCTTCGGCTCGGCCGTGGTGCTCACAAACGCCGTGACGCCGACCGACGTTACGAACGAAGGCGGTTTCTATTCTCTGGACGAGCGCGAGCTTCCGTTGTGGGATGCCGCCGGCCTTACGGCCGACCCGGGCGGATACTTCGATATCGTCATCACGACAACGGTCGCCGGCACTGGCGGCGCTTTGCTCGGCCTCCGCGCGGCGGTGTCCGAGAACTAAAAGACGGAAGCGCGGCGCACGCCGCCACCGTCCTTACCGGGTGGAGAGCATTGCGCCCTCCGTGCTTTCCACCCGGAACCTATTCAGGAGCCCGACCATGGCCCGCATGATCCTTACGGCAACAGTTGGAACAACCCCGACGCCGAGGTATGGCACGGCCAAGGAGCCCAACGCAGAAGCCACGGCACAGGCCGCATTGATTGCTGCGACGAAGGTTGCTACAGCAGCCGCAAAGACACAAAGCACAACGACGATTGCCGCCGACATTGTTGCGGTAACGGCTGCGGTTGTGACGCTTGAGAACGATGGGATAAGCCCCACCGAGGCCCATGTCGTCGCCCTTCGTTCTGTGTACAACACGTTGGTTACTGACCTAGGAACATTGAATACGGCAGTGGGTGCGGCCGATACGGCGGCCGGTCTACCGAGCCTGACTGCCTTGACAGCGGCGGTTTCGTCCGACGTGAGCGTGCTGGTCAATGCCGCGACGGTCTTGACGAAAAACAAACTGAAGCAGATCATGTCAGCCTTGGTCCGCAGCCTTACCGATAGCTGTGACCTTCTGACGTAAGGAGACGACTATGGCTTCCATTTCCTACGGCCTCAATGTCGATGCCGACCAGTCGCCGGACGCAATTACGGTTGGCACGCTTGCGGTATCGACCAACGACATTGAAGTGCGCGTCGATCTCACGAAGAACGCCGTGCGCGACCAAGTCATCCTCGCGCTCCAGGCGATCATTCGCAAGATCGAAGACCAGGGCTCGGCTCAACTCGGTCAGGTGTAACATGCGCGCGCACGAAGGCTATCGCTTTTCCAACATTGCTGCCACACCGGCAGATTTCGTTTTGGAAGGCGGGTTTTACGAATTCGCCGCCACAGCAACTTTCGGCGGCGGATCGGTGAAGCTTCAACAGCCCGATCCGGCCGGTACGTTTGGCGACGTTGGAACTACAACATCGTTTGGTCCAACCGCCGGCAAGGCACAAGTCTATCTACCGCCGGGCACATATCGGCTGTTGATTACCACGGCGACGGCGGTGTACGCCACGGTCACGCGCATTCCTTTGGAATAAGCCGGCCGCTCGACAATGCCGGGCCTCTACTGTAGGCTGGAGCGCCCGCAACGGGAGCTTCGAAAATGTCAATTGTTACCGAAACCGATATTGCCAACCGAGCGCTCCAGCGCGTCGGTAGCGAGCGCATTGCGACCGGCGCCCTGTGGACCGAGGATAGCAAGAATGCATCCGAGATCAGGGCTTGCTACCACTTGCTGCGGCGCGCCGAGTTGAACCGTAACGTGTGGCGGTTCTCTATCCGCAATGTCGCGCTTCGCCCTATCGACATTAACAGCAAGCTCGTAACGTTTGCTACGTGGGTTGTCGGAACAACCTATGCCAACAACGACGTGGCGGTGGGCTCGGACGGGCAAATCTATTCCTCTCGTGCTGCCTCGAATGTTGGCAACGACCCGACGACCGATTTTGCACATTGGACCCTCTACTTCGGCAATTTATTGGCCCAAGAATATGTTACGGATTGGGCGGGAACAGTTACATATGCCGCGGGAGACCATTCCATTGGATCGGATGATTTGGTATACACGTCGTTGGTTGACGCAAACCTGAACTTCGATCCGGTTGGCGACGGAGACGTTCACTGGAGCCTATCGAAAACTGTTGATCCAGAAGACGATGCCGCGCGAGACGACAACAGTTACTATGCTGGCGAGATCGTTTTTATCGGGTCGGTTGGGTATTTTTCGTTGCGGAACGAAAACGCCTCTGTACCTCCTGGCATCAAGTGGCGAACCATGACAGGGGCGACGTTTGCAAAGCCCAATTTCATCTATCCGATCGGCGCCGGACCTAACCGCCAGCGCGCCACGAAGAACGTGTTTCGCAATCCCAATGGATTTATGCGGATAGCCCCGCAAGACCCGAAGGCTGGGGCGTCGTTGTTCCTTGGCGCCCCGGGTGGGCTCGCCTACAAGGATTGGGATTTCGAGGGCGACTATTTCACGTCGCGGGATTGCGGCGTTATTTTGTTTCGTTTCGCCGCCGACATCGAAGACCCCATGCAGTTCAATCCGATGTTTGTCGAGGGACTTGGATCGCGTATTGCGTTTGAAATTTGCGAGCCACTAACGCAATCCGTATCCAAACTTCAAGCCATTGCGTCGGAATACAAGACGTTTATGTCTGAAGCTCGGCTTGTAAACGGTATCGAGACAGGGCCGACATTCCCGCCGGAAGACGACTATATCGCTTGTAGGGTGTAAGGAGAGCATCTAATGGGAAATGCGTCATTCGTTCAAACATCATTTCTTGGCGGCGAGTGGTCTGGAAATGCGCAGGGTCGCATGCACGATCCGGCCTACAAGACGGCCATGAACAAATGTTTTAACGGCTATCCAACAGAAGAAGGATCGTGGATACGACGCCCCGGCCTTCGGTTCTCGGCCCATACCAAGGGAGGCAAAGAGGCGAAGATCACGGCGTTTGATTTCACCATCACTCAGCCCTATCAGATAGAGTTCACGGATTTAGTTGGGCGCATGTTCGCTGGCCTGTCTCTTGTGACCACATTGGTTGAAGATGGTGTTGTTACCATCGATGTGGTGACGAACACGAACCCTGCCAAGGTGTTTCTTGCAACGGCCGTTCCGGCAGGATGGGCCGATGGTTCGACGATTGTGTTTAGACAGACGGCCGCACCTTGCTCGTGTCCTCTGCTTCTCAATCGGCAATTTGTCATCGCCAATCTTGACACGACGGAGCATTCATTCACGCTTCAAGACCCGATCACGGGCGCCGATATCGATGGCACTTCGTTCGATTATATTCCGGTAGGCGGCGGCAACCCGTCAGACACAGTGGAAAAGGTGTTTGAGTTTACAACTGTATATTCAACCGCCATGTTGCAAAGTCTGCGTCTCGTTTCAGACGATACAACGGCACTTGTTTTATGCCCTTCGAAAAAGCCCTATCTATTGGTTGAAGGAGCGCCTTTTACTTTCTCTGCGCAGGATTTCAGCGACGGTCCATACCTTGATTTGAACAAGACCACAACCACGTTGACGCCAAGCGGAACTACCGGATCAATCACCGTGGCGGCTTCGGCTTCCACTGGCATCAACAGAGATCAGGGCTTCTTGACCACCGACGTCGGCCGCCTCATTCGCTTGCGCATGGGTCCGGCGGCCTGGAGCGGCGCCACAACCTACGACAAAGATGCGACGGCGACGGGATCGGACGGAAACATTTATGTGTCAATTGCCGGTACAAATTTGAACCACAATCCAGTAACAGACGACGGAACCCAATGGGTTATTTCAAGCGAGACTGTGGTGTGGTCGTGGTTGAAAATCACCGCCCGTGGCAGTGCAACTTCTGTAACTGCAACGATAATGGGCGATGATTTGCCTTCAACTGCGGCGACCGCAGCGTGGCGCCTTGGGCTCTACAGCGACACGACCGGTTGGCCGTCGTGCGGCGGCTATCACGAAGGTCGTTTATGGCTGGCATCGTCTGCATTTGGCAATCGCGTGGACGGAAGCAAGTCGAACGACAGTTTCAATTTTTCTCCAACAGCTTCGGACGGAACAGTGGCCGACGACAATGCTGTGGCGGCTGTTGCCAAGGCAAAGGACGTCAATTATTTCTTCTGGATGATCTCCACAGATGACGGCCTTATCCTTGGTTCGCAGTCGGGCGAATGGCGTCTCAAGGCTTCGTCGCTTGATGATCCAATCTCGCCAACGAGCGTGCAGTTGCGCCGCATTTCAAATTATGGGTGTGCCAATTGTGAGCCGGTACAGGCAAGCCAAAACGTGTTTGTGCAGCGGCAGCAGCGCAAGCTGCTTGCCCACCAACAAGTGACCGACAAGAAGTATTTTGCAGACAACCTTTCGCACTTGGCAGACCATCTCATTTCTGACGGCGTGCAAGAAATTGCTTGGCAACAAGAGCCTGCCTTGACGATATGGAGCCGTCTAACCAATGGCGGCCTTACTGGAATGGTGTTTCAGAAAGACTTCGAAAACCGGGCCGACAGTTTCAGCGCATTTTTCAGCGTAGAGTTTGGAGACGGCCGTACGGCGGAGAGCATTTCAACCGGTCCAACGTTCGACGGTTTGAGCACGACGCTTTATGTCGTTACAAATCAAACCGATGTCAACGCCCCGGATTATAACGTTCGCTGGGTGCAGAGCTTGATGCCGGCGTTTGATGCTTCGCAAAAGGATTGGGAAGCATATTTCGTTGATGGCGGTGCGCATGCCGCGTTCGGCTCGCGGCTTTCAATAGCCAATGGCGACAGCTTTAACGGCATCCGTATTTTCGGCCTATGGAACGAGAACGGCAAGACGATCGTTCCGGTTTTGGGCGGGCTTGATTTGGGCGACCGCGTTGTCGCCAACGGCTATGTTGATGTCCCATTCAGTTCCGATCCCGGTGCAGTATTCACCGCTTCGTTCCTTTCCGGCCTTTCGGATGGCACTGATTATGGTGTTTACAAGTCGGTTGTTTCCTACACCAACACCATGACATTCGCCACTCCAGGGATCATCTTCTTTGGATCATATACCGAAACAGGAACGCCGGTTCCCGCCTATATCGGTAGCTATCTGGCGGGAAGCGGAAATACGCTTACAAGCCAATGGGGCTTTATCCAGCCGGTAGACACGACCGCCACAACCGGAGAAAGCTTGACCGGACTTGTTGGCCCCGACAACGACGTAGATGGATCGTATAATGGCGGGCGTCCTGATTGGCAGCGCCGGCTCTTTATTATGGTCAACCAAAATTCAGGTGCCATTACCGAGGGCCTTCGTGTGCTGGATTTGGATACCGGGAACGAGCTTCGCGAGGCATCAACCTCTACGATATTTCCAGGCACAGTGAGCATGCCGGTTGGAATGTACTATGTTCATAGCAATGGCTTCTTGTACATGTCCGGACGCGGCGGGGCCAGCAATTCTGCTACGATGACGAAGATCGATTTGACTGCGCTTACTGAAACCGCGTTTTATGGAACAAGCTCGGCATCCTTTGCCGGCAGCACGTCTGGTCGGTTGCAATTAGCGTTCAATTCAATGGCTGGTCCAGTAGTCAATGGAAAGAACTATTTGGTCTTTGTTGGCATTCGAAGCGCCGGTCTTACCAACGAAGTTACACTAATAGATGCGGACGGAGGAATGGATTTCCTTGCCGCATCTCAGACAGACGAGGCATTCGCATCGGTGTGTGACGGCCGCACTACAACTTTGTTTTCGTCTGTGTTCGTCAAATCGAATGCGCATCCGTCGTCTTGGAATAGCGATCCAATTGGTTTGTACGAATATACCGTCACATCTGCTAGCGCACTGGTGAAGAGAAAGATCAGAACAGTTTCTCCAACCGACATAGACGCCACATGGTCAACGTTTAAGCAAAGCGGCATTGTTGGTCCGGCTTACGACATCACCAACAACGCAGTACTTTTGTTCTTCGACACGACGGACGTTGTGACAAATAAGCATTATTTGGTTAGCTTCGATGCCATCACTGGCGCAATCAATTGGAAGCTTGTGATGCCGGTTGCGGCGCTTATCGGCGACATGGAAATGTCGGTTGCCAAGGTCTATGGGCATCTTGACGTTTTCAATACGGGAGGCGGCGTGCATTCGGTTTATTCTATTGATACGACGGCTGGCACGTTGACTTCACAAACATGGAACTCAGGCTTCAGCGCCTCCGGTTTCCAGTTTTACGGAAAGTCGGCAACCCCGTCTTCGGTGCAATACGATGTGCCTATTTCTGTTGGCGCCACCTTCACGAGCCGCGGTCAACTGTTGCGTCCTGACTTTGGTGTGGATGCCGGCGCACAGAACGGCCCGGCCTTCGGAAAGCTTCGCCGCATCCACAAAGATGCCATTGCGTTGTTCCGCAGTCGTGGCGTGGACTTGGGCACGGACTTCACCAAGATGTATCCCATAGCCCTTAGAACTCCTGGGAAAACCGTGATCCCGGCGCCTACCTTGTATTCAGGTATCATCTCGGATACCATCCACTGCGATTACGAGTTCGACGCACAGATGGCTTGGGAAGCGACAAGACCTTACCCGGTCATCGTTTTGGCATTGGGCGGTTACATCGCAAGCGCGGACAAATAACATGGACCTTTTCGGTGCGGCTTCTTCTCTTCTCGGTGGCGTCTCCAGTTTGATCGGTGGCAACGCCGCGTCGGCCGGGTCCAAGGCGGCGGCAAAAGCCTATGGTGTAGCGGCCGGCTATGCAGACCAAAATGCGCAATTGGCTTTGGAGAACGAAGCTCTCGCGCAGAAGGGCACAGAGATCACAAAGCTCGGGTTCACGCGGCAGCTTTATCAGGTGATGGGCGGCGCTCGGGCGGATGTTGCAGCTTCCGGTTTGGCGCAATCTGGAAGTGCCGAAGA